CGGGACGAGAGAAGAACTGCTCTAATGGTACGGAGCTATCATCATGTACATGTCTCGTTGGATCCATAGGACCTGAAATATCCTGCATGTATGGTTCATACTCATCAGCAAAAGTTACATTCTGCTGGGTGGTGACCCCGTTTTTAAAAACGGATTCACCTAGTGATCCACTCTGAGGGTTGAGTACTGGCGCATCAAAGATGCTTATAGGACTCGGCGCACGATGCGGTGGAATAGATACCCCATCAAACCGGGAAACTCTAGCACCTAACACCAAGCGGTATCTGTGCCACAATTTATCGAAACGATTGGGATTAATTCCATAGTGGCGCATGTACATTAACACCTCTAGGATCGTTGGATACAGTGAGTCATCCGACTCCTGCACCACGGTTAAATGTATGTTGGAAGATTCTCCAACATCTCTATCAAAATTGTTATTATTAAAACGTGTAGTAGGCTATTTTATTTACATATCACAACACTCCGCCTAGAGTGAAGTGAATGTGTTTGGTTTTGTGGGTGGCATCCCTCCCCTAAATAGGGGTAACTCAAAGAGCATCCATACGTACAAAAGCCTCATTCAAAAACAAGACCAAACACTTATTATATACAATGGGTCATCCAGGTGCACGCAGTTTTTTGCTTTTCCGTGGAATCCAGTGTGACTAACTGGACACTTATTTCTAAAGAGCTAAATAAGTCAAAAGCAATCACAAGATGGGGTAAAACCCCGCAGGTGACAAAAACAGAACTCTAATTGAGAACTGTATAAGGGCTTGATTCATCGTATTCATCAAGCTCAAGGTCCGGATACTCGTCCAAATACTTCACACGCCACTTCAACACTCTTTTGTCATACGAGACGTCGAGTGCAGAGCACATATGCAAAATACCTGCTTCTCGGGCTACAGCTCGCAGTTTACTTCTTCGATCTTCAAACACATCTCGTCCATAAAAGAACCAATCGTGTAGAGAAGTCTCAATATTCTGTGCGCTGTGTTCCTCAAGGGTAAGTTCCTTCGACAAGATGTGGTTATGCAACCTCTTATAAATAGAGCTTTCATCAAGCAATCCTACCTTCATTCCTAGGTCTGGATTGTACCTACACTTTCTCTTTAGGAAATCAACCTCAAGTTCATTCAGATACGGAACAGGATCAGCCTCCTTGTCTGGCATAGTCAACGTAATATCACGTTCTTTTAACCATGCAGCATAAGTCAGATGATTGAACCGCTTACAATTTTCAGAAACAGTCCCAATGACATCATCACCATACGTGAGAAAAGCACATTCTTCCTTAAAGTCTTTCTCGGGATAGATGTCAAAGAAACAGCTCCGCAGAAATAGCGAATTTACAATACAATTAATAATTACAGTCAAATTCTGTCCAGATGGATTCGTTCCAAAGAGCTGTATGAGATCGCCATTAAACACAAGAACTGGATATACCACTTCATGCACCATAGCTTTCATCAGCTTGAGATCTTCTTCAGTATACCCTCCACATTGTTCAGCAATATCAAGGAGAATGTCAAAAGCAGCAATACTGCACTGTGCAGGCATCCTGGCATCATAAGATTTATAATCGCCAGCCAGAACCCTGTCAGCACCTTTACTCATTGCCGCATCCCACAATTCTTGCCACTCTGGACCTTCAGCATTCACGCCAACAGCACATTCAAAAGCTATTGGGTTCAACTGGATGATCCTTACGATGGGTAGAAAATACATTCGCACTAATATTTGAATCACAAGTGGTGCACTTTGGAAGACTCTTACCTTGTCCTTGGTCAACTTCGTAGCTTCGTCCTTCAAACAAGCCTTCCAGAGAGCATAAAAACGCTGTCCGGAAAGCAAAATCTCACGCGCCTTCTGAACTTCCTGCCAAACTTCCGGCTTAAAGGTTCTAGGCCGTCCGACATGTGGGTAATCCTCAGGATCGAGCTCATCAGTCTTTTCTATCTTGGGTCCAGAAAATGGGTATCCTGGAGATGTGGTGAAATTCATAGGATCAATAAACTTGATTCCTACAAGTCCACTCACGGTCTCTACTTCACCAAGAGGAGCTGCCATCTTAAATAACTCAGGCAACTTATTTCGCACTTTGACAGTTATTTTCTTAAAATCAATCACTGCACGGCGCAATGGACTACCAATCGGTTTACTTGGAATACATGATACAGCAAGAGTAGCCTGGTATGGGTAAACACCTTTTCCTTTCAGCTTAGGTGGTCCCCATTTGTTAGCCACGGCCATGAACTTCTCAACGTAAGGAGAAATAAGAGTGGACACCACGTTACTGTGTGGTGTAACCCTACAATCTACTGAACCATACATATCTATGTTGGCTCCCTCAGGCAAAAAGCGCGTGGCACTCTTCTTGTGCACTTCAG